TAATAATCTTTTCTCTGCCACCTTTACAGGCTTTGACTACAAATTTTTTACCACCTTGTACTTGTCTTCTAGGTGAATTACATTTCATTTTTGATTTATCTATTGCCATTAGTCTATTTTATCAACTCCATTAAAGTATTTATAATCAAATTCTACAACTCTGCAATCATGTTTTTTACGCATAGATTTTTGTTTATCTTTAAATTCTATAGCTTTTTCTTCTGATTCGAATATTGTGTTGGTAAACATTTCATATTTATCATCTCTTTTCCATATTACACAATAAATCATGCTTTTATTTTAGGTTTAGGTGGAGGAACAATAACTTCCATACAACCAAACTTTGAATATATCTGATACTTATTAGTTTCAGATTTACCTATCTCTTTAGTTTTATCTAATGACTTTTGGTAGCCATCTAATAGGCAATCGTAATAAGTGTTATAAACTTTAGGGTATGTGTATGGTTCTAGGCAAGTGTTGGCTAGAGTGCTGCACATAACTATTGTAAGCATTATTTTCATTTATCATCCTTTTTCTCCTCCAACTCTTTGATTCTTTTGTTTGCGTCTTCAAGGTCTTTGGTTAGGTGTTCTAATTTTTGTAAACACCTTTTATTAGCAGAATCTTTAGACTTACCTGCGTCTTGAAGCTCTGCAACTTCTTGTTTAAGAATACGAACCTGATCCTTATATTCGTTAATAATATCTATGTTATCAGACATCTATTTTTTTTTAAATGTAGAAACACCCTTGATACCTAGAATTGTAGAAAATGCACCGACTACAAGAGCTTGGTAGAACATTGGAAGATTTGCAAACTTATCAAAGAAAATATCTATCTTTTGTTGTATGTCAGGGTCATCACTAAATACAGACCATGCTAATAAAAGCAGAGGAATTGAAATTAGCACCAAACAGAATTCGTCTTTCCAGTCCCCTTTGTGTGAATCAATAACAGCTTTTTTAAATTCTACTTCACCATTAGCCATTCGTTCAGCTAATTTTAATTCTGCTACTGATTCTAATTCTTTTGTTTTTCTTCTATTAGATGCAATAGACATACCAGTTTTAATAATACCTGGAACTAATTTAGCAGCTATATTTAACCACATGATACCTCCTATGTTTTTGCAGATCGCATTTTAGTTGCAATTGCATTTGCTCTATTTGGAACTTGTCTTGCATAAAGTGAATCCATAATTTGAAAAGCAGCTTCACCATAATCTTCTCTATCTAAAGCAGATAACATTTTAACAAATTTTTTAGTTCTTGGCATACCAATATTAAAAACTAATTCTATAACACATTCTCTTGCTATATGATTTACTGGTTTACCCTCAAGTATTTTATTAGCATCATTTAAAGACATTTCAAAATCTTTTTCAAATACTAATTCTAATTGTTCTTTAGTGTATTCTTTATCTTCTTCAAATTGTTCATGGTCTAATACTAAATGACCATAACCAATAGTTCTCTTACCTAATGGACACTTATAAATTTTAGGTACAAAACCTTCATGTTCTTTTATTTGTTCTTTTAATTCTTCGTACATTTCTTTTCTCCAAGTTAGCTGTAAATCTTATTCGCCATCGCCAAACAAGACCATATAGTTTTCTGCACAAACATTCTAGTTTTATCAGTAAATATTCCATAGTTACACCTCATAAAATCCTTAATGTTTGCAGTTATCACAAGCACATAAATCGCCATCATACCAATGTGTATGTAATGCTTCATCACAATGGCATTTGCAATGACAATCTTTGCACTTCTTTTTTCTTTTCTTTTTTGGTGGGAAAAATACTTTATCTAATTTTTCTGACCAATTATCAAAGAAACCTAAAATTTTGTATATATATTTATCTATCA